ACTAATTCTTTTGGATCAATCAATTAACTATCTCCTAATTTTTTTCCTAATAAAGTTGGAACACTATAAGGATCATCTTGGTATCCTTGTCTTTCTTTTGCTAATAAACTCGATCCCTTAGATCTATTATTTTTCTTTTTCTTACCAGTTAAGGCACTAGAAATCATAGTACCTACCACACCACCTTTTTTTACAAGAGTTGGAAGAATACCTGGATCTTTAGTTGGTTTATCTAAAAAATCTTTTGCGTAATTTTTTTTAACTTGTGCTGTACCGCTAGAACGATCTACATAATTTTCTTCTCTTAAATACTGAGGATCTTTTGCTTGACCACCAAAAACTGCTCTTTTAAAATCACCACCAACCTCTTTTAATGTTGGAGTAGAAGCAACTATTCTTTGTCCAGTTTGACCTAAGTCTGTGAGTTTTATTCCACGACCATACCTAGATGCCTTTGCAAGTTCTGCCTCTCTTCTTTTAGAAATTTCACCACCCTCCATTACACCTTCCATAATGTTAGCTGTTGTAACTTTTCTTTTAGTTTCTCTACTAGCTTGTGCTTTTGGATTTGCTCCCATGATTTATCCTAATAAACTCTTTCTTCCTAGTGTTGCTGGTTGATTAACTCCAGTTACAGATGTTAAAATTGTACTTTGTCTATTCTTCTTTTTAGATTTTTTTCCTTCATCTCCAGGTTGTGTTGATTCTGGTAAAAGATAAGGATCAGGTGTTGTCATTGTTGCAGCCTCTATTGTTGGAGCTGCTGGTGTATCAGCCATAGGTGTTTGCATTGGCTTTGGATCTCTTTTTTCTTTATTAGGATTATTAGTATTTGTTATTTTAGTTTTTGTCATACCAGTACC